GTCTCTGGTACTTTTGTAGGAAACATAGCATCTGATAGAGTACTTAAAGAAGTAGATAAGGATAAAAAATAATGGTCTCTAAAAAAACAATAATGAATAAGAGATATCTTCGTAAACTATACGAATGCTTTAAGGATCTTCCACCCTTTAATGAATTACGTATGCCTCCTAGTCGTAAGATTACCTTTGAAGTAACTGATGCTGAAGACTATATGGGTCTATTTATTCCTGAACCAATGCGTATACAAATCAGTACCTTAAACGAAACCTTCTACCAAATTGCTGAAACTATGCTACATGAGATGGTACATGTGTATTTTTACTATAATCATCATAAAGATTATGATCAACATAGAAAAAAGTTCAAAGATATGTCAGATGAAATATGTGAGATTTTATTAATAAGTCGTGAACATTTTGTTTGACAAGTATATAATAAAATGTTATAATAATAGCTAAGGAGATAACTTAATGAGTGCATTAGATAAACAAATTGGTGGCCAGCACTATAAAGGCTTTAAAATTCAACCAATTCAATATATTACGGCTAATAATATACCATATATTGAGGGTAATATCATCAAATATATCAGTAGATGGCGTGATAAAGGTGGAGTGGATGACTTAGATAAGGTCATTCACTATGTGGAACTGCTTAAGGAGGTAGAAAGTGGCAAGTCAGAACGAAATAACAGGTGCGAGACTAGTATCAAAGACTCTCTCAAAAGAGGGGCAAGAAAATTGGGATCGTATTTTTGGAAAACGAATAAAGGAACAGAAGTTGAGTACACAGGATATGACAGAGTACGAATTAAATAAATCTACTGGTGAAGTTCAAAAAGTATATAAAGTTGATACTATTGGACAGAACGGAAACGATGGCGATCACTATGGTCGGTCATCAGAAAGCTAACAATGCAACGTACTTTCCAAGAACTCTGCGAAGATCTCAAGAAATTTGATGAAACGACTCTATTAGAACTCTTAAATATTACTAGTGAAGAGTTGGTAGATATGTTTCAAGATAAAATTGAAGAGAATCTAGATAGATTACTAAAAGAAACCGATAACGAATTAGAGGAATATGATACTTATGAGTAGTTTACCAAGTGTATACCAAGAAGTAATAGCAATGAGCAGGTATGCTCGATATATGCCTGAAAAGAAACGTAGAGAAAATTGGGAAGAAACAGTAACCCGTTTAACTGAATATCTTAAAACTAAAGTTGAATTAGATACAACAGAGTGGGCTGACTTACATAACTCAGTCTTAAACCTAGAAGTTATGCCTTCTATGCGTTTACTCATGACTGCTGGGGAAGCCTGTGAAAGAGATAATATCGCTGCTTATAATTGTAGCTATCTTGCTGTTAATAATAAACGTGCTTTTAGTGAAGCTTTATATATACTCATGAACGGAACAGGAGTTGGATTCTCTTGTGAACGTCAAGAGATAGACAAACTTCCTGAAGTACCTTCTGAATTAAAATATGTAGATGATGTTATCTTTGTTGAGGATAGTAAACTAGGGTGGGCTAAAGCCTTTAAGAAACTCTTATCTTCTTTATGGGAAGGTGATATACCTACATTTGACTTCTCTAAAGTAAGACCTGCGGGAGCAAGACTTAAAGTATTTGGAGGTCGTGCCAGTGGCCCTGAACCACTCAAGAAACTCTTTGACTTTGTAGTAGAGTCATTTAAAAAGGCTAAGGGTCGTAAGTTAAATTCAATTGAAGTACACGATATTATGTGTATGATAGGTGAGATTGTAGTTGTAGGAGGAGTAAGACGTTCGGCTCTTATTTCACTCTCTAACCTTACTGATAAACGTATGAGAGATGCTAAAACAGGAGCATGGTACAATGATAATTCACATAGAGGACTTGCCAATAACTCTGTCGCCTATACAGAAAAACCCGATAGCGAAACTTTCATGGAAGAGTGGCTCAGTTTGGTTAAGTCAAAATCAGGTGAACGAGGAATCTTTAATCGTGTTGCTGCTCAGAATCAAGCAAATAAGTGGGGAAGACGAGATCCGACTCTCAGCTACGGAACGAATCCATGCTCAGAAATTATCCTCCGTGATAAACAATTCTGCAATCTTACGGAAGTGGTTGTACGGTCATACGATACCAGAGATACCCTTAAGCGTAAGGTCAGACTTGCGACAATTCTCGGAACTATCCAATCAACCTTAACTAATTTCCAATTTCTATCTAGTGATTGGGTTAAGAATACTTCTGACGAAAGACTCTTAGGAGTTAGTTTAACTGGCATCATGGATGCTAAGATTACTAATAACCCTGATCCTAAACTATTAGAGGAATTAAGAGATGTCGCTAGGTCAACAAATGAGGAATATGCGAAGAAATTTGATATCGCACCTTCTGCTTCTATTACTTGCGTTAAACCTTCAGGTACTGTGTCACAGTTGGTTGATTCCGCTAGTGGTATCCACGCTCGTCACAACGACTTTTATACTAGACGCATACGCATGGATAAAAAGGATCCGATCTACGATTACCTCAAGGCAATGGGAGTCACAGTAGAGGATGAAGTATTCCGTCCTGACAGTACTGCAGTATTTAGTTTCCCTATGAAAGCCCCTAAAGGTGCTATCCTTAGGAACGATAAGACTGCTATAGAGCAATTAGAAATATGGTTAGTATATCAGCGTCATTGGTGTGAGCATAAACCATCTGTAACTATCTCAGTTAAGGATGAAGAGTGGCCTGAAGTAGGTGCTTGGGTATGGAAACATTTTGATGAGATTAGTGGTGTATCTTTCTTACCACATTCTAATCATACATATCAACAAGCTCCTTACGAAGATTGTACTGAAGAGCAATACAAGGAACTTCTTGCTAAGACTCCTAGTCGTATAGATTGGGCAGACTTCTTAGAAGTAGAAGATAATACAACAGGCCAACAAACACTAGCATGTACTGCTGGTTCTTGTGAAATTTAAGGAGATATTATGTTATTTGATATGGAATTTATTACAGGTTTAAACGTAGGATTTGAGTATGTAGAAGATGAATACTTTAGTTATTTCCTCATTGACTTACTCATTCTAAGGTTACAATTCTCTTTAGAGAAGCAATGAAAATTTGCATTGTAGGTAGTAGAAGTCTCGATAAACCTGAGATAGTCATTCCTATTATAGACAAGTTTATTAAAGAACAGGTCGTAGGAACCCCTGTATTTATCTCAGGTGGGGCTAAAGGAGTTGATCAGATATCAAAAGAGTATGCAAAGACTCATGGATATGACTTCATAGAGTTTTTGCCATACCATTTGTTAGATCCTAGTGCAGAATTTAGTAGTAAATACTTCTTCATTAGGTCTAAACAGATCATAGACAATGCTGATAAAGTCTTAGCTATTTGGGACGGGAAGAGTAAGGGAACAGAGTACTCGATTAAGTACTCTCAAAAGAGAGGTATACCAGTAATGGTAATTAAATCTATCTAGTTCCCCATAATAGAGGCTACATAGTTCTTTGTTTCACTAGGTAGCTTCTCTTTCCATTTATCTCCATGCTTCTTAATATGAGCCTTAAGTACTACAGGTCCCCAATTATAAGCCGCTAAAGCCTTCTCTGTATCACCATCAAACTCTTTTAACATAGCTTTAATATAGTCTGTAGAGAAACGAGTAAACTCTTGTTCAGAGTTATTCTGTAAAGGTTTAACTCCATACCCTGGATCTATACCAGTAGCAGGCATTACTTGAGTAACTCCCTCAGCTCCTTTAGAAGATTTAATCAATTGCATTGTTGTTGGATCAATATGTCTATTACCTGTTTCTTGTTTCTTTAATTTAGGCATAAGGTTCTTGTCAACCTCACCCGCATTAGCATCAGAAATAAACTTAGGTAACTTCCCTAACATACTAACCTTTGTAGGTTCTACATTTGAAACCTCTTGTTCGGTTTTTTTGCTGATGTCATCAACACTAGAAACACTAGTGCTAGGAATAGTTTTTTCATCATTTGAAGGTCCTCCCCTTATTAATTGTAGCGTCTCTTTATAAGCATCAGCTACAGTGTTAAACTCAGATGTTCCTTTTTTATTGGAGTTTTTAACGATCCAATCAGCATACATATTGGCTAAACTATTTTTATCCATTTACATTCCTAGGATTTTGTTAGCTTCTTTTTGCTTATCTGTTAGACCAGGAGTTGTGTCTACTTGATCTTTTACAGATTGTAAGTTACTAAAAGTACTACCATAGAACTTACTTAGGAACTCAGGAGCTGCTGTTTTAGTATCCATATTGTATAAAGTAGCATAGGCTTTTAAACTATTATTAATACGATTAATGATAACACCATTAAACTTATTAATGTAGTTTCTTTGATCCATTTCATTAGCTACTTTAACACTAGGATCTTTTACTGCAACAAGTGTACCATCAGGTGAAGAACTAACTGTTATACCATCAGGTCTACCTTTGAGTTTTGTAATTTCTGTATCTACATCTTTAGCATAAGTTTGAATTAAGTCAGTAATATCACCTTTTACATCTTCTGAGAACTGAATATTCTTAGCTCTAAGTTTAGAGTTACCTAAGGTTAACATTACTTTATCTGACTCTTTAAGTTTTTCATTACTAGAAATAGTTCCTGAGTTAATGAATATATGTTGAGATTTTAAAAGATTACCAAGAGTATTAGAGTTATACTCAAAAGAAGGATCCTTTACATCTGTTTTTAATATCAAATCAGTTGTTTGTTTAACTAAAATATCACCTTGAGTTTGACCACTAGTTAGTTTTTTACCAAAGGTATCAGTTAAAACTTGATCAGAAAGTTGTATATTTCTAGAGGCTTGACCTAAACTAAATTGATTAGCTAGTACCAGTGTAGTAGACATTAAGTTAGTTTTCTCAGTAGCAGATAGTGTAGGGCCTGCTTTCTCAATAATGTTCATTCTCCAATTATGTTCGGCCATATTAACCATTTGAGATAAACCTAGCTTCTGTTTAGAGTCAATAGCACTATACTGATTAGTAAAGAAATCATTTAACTCTTTACCACTCTTAATATCTTTAAAGTTAGTTCGTAAACGATCTGCCATATTATTATATTCATCAGCAATCCAAGCAATATCTTTATCATTACGGTATCTACCTGTCATTCCGTTTATAGACATTTTTCCTCTTTGAATGGCATCTTCTAATGAACGGAGTCTTTCAGTATAGTTAGCTTCAGTAATAGGCATATTAAATAAAGTATTTACTTCATTTTGAAGAGTTAGTATATTACCTTGTAAAAACTTATTAGGTAAATCATTATTAAGAATATCTTCTTTTTTAAGTTTAGTCTCAATATCTTTCATACCAGCTAGAGTATCTCCCATTTGTTTGACACCCATGTAGCCTCTTCGTTTATTACCTTCAGCTTCTACAGCTAGTAAGTTTGTAGTACCATCTAAGTTTCTAAATTGAGGGTCGTTTACAATATCTAATTTGTAATCTTCTGCTAACTTATAGATACGAGTTTCTCTTTCTTTTCTAGCTTGATCTAGTTTATTGTAGTAGTCTATGTCTTGTTTAACAATACCAGAAATACCTAATAAATCTTTAGTTTGTGCTCCATGAGCAATAATCTCTTTCCTAAACATAGGATTCTGAGCTACTTTATCACGAGTAATACGATCTAAACGAGTCTCTAATTCTAAAGGGGTAATAGTACCTTGATCTCTAGCATTAGTTAATCTTTGAGTTTCTGTATTAAGTTGTGATTGAATCTCTTTAACTTTAACATCAATAGCATCAGGAGCTAAATTAGGATTGCCTTTAGTTTGAGTTAGTTCAGCTTCAAGACTTTCAATATTATTCTTTAAAAGACCTTGATAAGAAGGGCTCTGTGCAATATACTTTTCAGATTCTGTTGATAAATCAGACTCTAACTCTTTAAGAGTAGACTTTTTTGAATAGTCAGTAGCAAATTCAACACCCATCTTAAGAGTATTTGCTAGATTACTATACTTTTCACCTTCTATAAGTCCTGCTTTACTCACTGGAGGAGTAAACTGAGGATCTACAATATTTAGTTGTTTAGAAAAAGAGGGTGTTGCCATTATTTTATCCTTTATTTAGATTTAATTTGATCAAGTACATCTTTAATTGAGTCAATTTGCTCAGGTTTTAATTCTTTAGGAGTAACTAACCAGTCTTCCACAATACGAATAGCTTTCTTTTGTTCTTCTGTTTTTAAATTGTTTTGATGATCATACACAAATTTAAAGATGCTATCTTTCATAGCAGACTGAGAATAGTTATCAAGTTGTTGGAATTTCTTATCAAGAGTTACAACTTCTTCTAGATCCCATTTACCACTGTCAATCATAGCAAGTTTAAAGTTTTCATATAAAGCAAGCTTTTGAAATTTAATTTTAATATCAGAAGGATTTTCTTTACCTACTTCTTTAATAAGATATCTATGCCAGTTTTTAGCTAGAGCATCAATAGCTTTATTACGATCTGTTTTAGCTAAGTTAAACTCAATAATATTCTTTTCTTCTGCATTAGGCATACCAAAGAATTTACCTAACGCATCTGCTTCTGACATATTAATACCATAACGAACACCATCTTTATTTCTGATATCTCGTAATGTCCATGCCGTAATTGCTTTAGCTGTGTTATCAAAACCTCTAACAGTATTAGCTAGATCCATAAATAAATGAGTGTATGCCATATCTTTTTGTTCAGGAGTTAAGTTCTTCTTTAAAGAATAGAAGTTATTTAAAGCTCTGAACGTATCAAAAATAGCTGACACACCTTGAGTGATTGGGAAACGAGCTTCTGTTCCTGGATCAGCATCAAAGGCATAGTAAACATTTTTAGCAGCATCTAAAAGATGTAAGTCAGCAGAACTTAATTGACTTGCAAAATCTATATCAGAATATTTAGCACCAGTAACTAGTCTAAAGATACTATTCCAAATTAAATTCTCAATACCATCAAACAAGGTTGTAAGGGCTTTTCTAGCATTAGGATCTTCTACATTATCTAGTAAGTGGTTAAACATAATAGCACCACCAGGTACTGCATATTTACCCCACCAAGCTAGTTTACTTGCAAATAGTTTAGCAGTTTGTTTAGGAGTTAAAATAGTAGCATCTTTAACTAACATATTCATATTCATTTTCCAGCTGTTAGCTA